GGAGTATTCAAAAGATAAAAGTGCTGAAAAAACATTAAATAAAATCATAAATATATTGACCAATGAAAAATAACATTGAAAAGGTTTACGGTAAACTACCAAAGAAAAAATTAGGTTTAAAAAAGCATAAAATTGATTTAGGGTTAGTTGATGACATTTATAATGAAAATAGAAGAATTGTTGATATTTTTGATGAAGCAGTAAATCAATATAAAGATGCAGCAGATTTATTATTAAGAGTATCTTCTCTTTATGATAAAGAGATTAATATAATAAATGATGCAATACAAAAAGCAAATGATTTAGGTGCTACAGATATAGAAAATGAATTAATAAATGCTAAAGATACTGCAGAAAAATACAAAGAATTATCAGCTAATAGAGCAAACATTATATTCTCATTATAAAATAAATAAAAAGATGAAAAATAACATTGAAAAAGTTTACGGAAAGTTACCAAAGAAAAAAGTAGGTTTAAAAAAGCATAATGTAAAATTAAGTTTAGCTGAAGATATAAATATTGCTATAAATTTAATTGAACCCATAATGAATGATGGAGAAGATTACAATGCTAAATTAATAGATTTAGGAAAGCGTATTGCAGAAATAGCAGATGAAGCAAATACTTTAGTTTCTATGTCAAGTGATTTTTTAAATATAGGTTACAATGCTACCGAACAAGTTGATGAAGTGCTTGAAAATGCACGATTAAAAGCTGAAGAATTAGGAATTGATCCAGCAGTTATAGACGGATATACAAAACTTGAGGAGTTATCCGAAATAGATTTTTTTGCTATAAAAGGTATAGAAGATGCTTATTTTGAAGAAGTACAATATAATGCAGATAGATTAAAAACATTAGTAGAATCACAATGGTAGTTTAGGTTTATAAATGCAAAGAAACAACAAAAATAAAACCTTTATACCAAGTAGAACATCACCACCTGCTGGTTCATCTCGTGCTTGTTTATGTTGGGATACCAACAAGTATTCTATTGAATGTTGTGATGGTTCTATACACGCACAAGGCATAGGTGTAATAACAAGAACAGACTAAAAACGCAAAAAATTAATTAAAAATCGTTATATAAGTATTATGAAAGCAACCAAAATGTTAAATGACATTAAAACACTTCTAAACATCGAGGTAAAACTTGAAGAAATGAAGTTAGAGAATGGTACAGTTATCACAACTGAATCATTAGAAAAAGGCAACGAAGTATTTATCGTTACCGATGATGAAAAAGTAGCAATGCCAGTAGGGGAATATATCCTTGAAGATGGTAGGCTATTGATCGTAGAAGAAGAAGGTATCATTGCAGATGTAAGAGATGTATCTGATGATGTACCAGCTAAAGAAGAAACTGAAGATTTAGAAGAAACTATTGAAACGGAAGTACCCGAAGAAGTAGCATCAGAAGTTGAAGCAATAGTTGAAGCAGTAGTTGAAGTTATTGCACCAGTTATTGAAGAAGTAAAATCTGAAATTGAGGAACTAAAAAAACAATACGCTTCTTTAATGGATGACAAAGAAGAAAAAGTAGAAGATAAGAAAAAAGAAGATTTATCTGCTGCAAGAAAACCAATTACAAGAAATTCAGCACCAAAATCTAACAAAACTAAAGTAGAGTTTGGAAGTGGAAAATTCGCAACAACTTTAGATAGAGTATTAAATAAATTAAATAAATAAAATAGAAATGGCAAATTTAAGAAAAACAAATCTTGCAACTACTGTAAATATCACTACAACTTATGCTGGTGAATTTGCTGGTGAGTATATTGCAGCAGCTTTACTATCTGCATCAACTATTGATGATGGGGGTATTACAGTAAAAGCAAATATTGCTTACAAAGAAGTATTAAAAAAATTAGCAACTGGTTCATTAGTAAGTCCAGCAAGTTGTGATTTTACACCTAATTCATCTGTAACATTAACAGAAAGAATTATACAACCAGTAGAATTGCAAGTTAACCTACAATTATGTAAGTATGATTTTGTGAACGATTGGGAAGCACAACAAATGGGGTACGGTTTAGGTCAGTCATTACCACCTAAATTTTCAGACTTTATGATTGCACACGTAGCAGCAGAAGTAGCACAGAATACAGAATTTTGTATTTGGCAAGGTGATACAGCAGCAGGTACTAACAATTCATTTGATGGGTTTGAAAAACTAATTGCAGCATCAGCAGCAGCAGGTGATATACCAGCAGGTCAGCAAGTAGCAGCAGTAGCAGGTGGTTTAGATGCAACTAATATTATTGCAGAATTATCTAAAGTAGTAGATGCTATACCAGCTTCACTTTACGGAAAAGAAGATTTATTCTTATACATTGGTTCAAAAGCAGCTAAATTCTATGTACAAGCATTAGGTGGTTTTGTAGCAGCAGGTTTAGGTGCAAATGGTGTAAACAATATGGGTACACAATGGTGGAATAACGGATCACTAACTGTAAATGGTGTTAAGATTTTTGTATGTCCTGGAATGTCAGACAACAAAATGTATGCAGCAACAAGAAGTAACCTATATTTTGGAACTGGATTGTTAAACGATACAAATTCTATTAAAGTATTGGATATGGCAGATTTAGATGCTTCAAACAATGTAAGAATGGTAATGCGTTTTACATCAGCAGTACAATTTGGAATTGCTGAAGATTTAGTAGAATACGCTTAAAATTAATTAACCAATAAATTAGGGTAGGTAGGTCATCTACTTGCCCTTTTTTTTTAAAAAAAATATATACAATGGCTTGTAGTATAACAACAGGAAGAAAAATACCTTGCAAATCAGCGTTTGGTGGTATTAAAAAAGTTTATTTTTCAGATTATGGGGGAATAGCTAGTGTAACAGTAGATTCAACAACAGGTGAAGCAACTATATCAACTGGTACACCAGTACCAGTTTGGTATGAATACGATGTAAAGGGTAATTCATCTTTAGAAACTACTGTAACAAGTAGTAGGGAAAATGGAACTACATTTTACACTCAGACATTAAATTTAACATTAACATATTTAGATGCTTTAACACAACAGGAATTACAAATACTTGCAGTAGGTAGACCATACGTAGTTGTTGAAGATTACTATGGCAACCAATTTTTATGTGGTGCTGAAAACGGAATGGAATGTACAGGTGGTACAGTAGTAACTGGTGCAGCAGCAGGTGATTTAAGTGGTTTCACACTTACCTTTGAGGGTATGGAAGAAACTGCACCATACTTTGTTGAAAGTGGAGAAATTGTAGCAGCAGCAGGGCAAATTGATCCAACTGCATAGTTTTAATTTTAGTTAATAAATTAAGCATCCTTTATAGGGTGCTTTTTTTTTACAATATAATTTCTACAAATTAGGTAATTATTTACGTTATATAGTTGATGATTATATTAACCACAAGTGCAACTGCACAATCGTTATCAGTAATACCAAGAGATTACTTAACAGATTTTATTATGTCTATACGTGATGATAGTACAAACGTAGTAAAAACATATCAAATCAATGGTGCTACACAAGTAGGTAATTATTTAACATTTACAAATATATTTAACCCTATATTAGTAGAAAATCATTTTTACGATGTAACATTAGAAACTGCAAATAGTTTTTGGAATACAAATGTTAAGTTATGGGAAAACGATACAACGCTTTGGAATGTAGATGATGCAAGTGATGGAGTTATTTATAAAGATAGAATTTTCTGTACAGACCAAGATATAGACCAAAATAATAATGACTATTATAACTTAAATAAAGGGCAATATACAACCTACAATGGTTATAATAATACTTATATAGTAATATGAAAAGACAAAGAAATAGTAAAGGACAATTTACAAAAGCATCAAAGGTATCAGAATTTGGCTTTGTTAATTTAAGTACTTACACAAGCCCAGAAATTAAAGAAGTTAATGGTGAAGATTGGATAGAATATGGTGCAGATAACAATTATTTTCAATACTTAATAGATAGATACAATGGTTCGCCTACTAATAACGCTGCTATTAATGGCATTAGTCAAGCTATATATGGAAAAGGACTGAACGCAACTGATAGTAACAGAAAACCTAATGAGTACGCTCAAATGATTGCATTGTTTAAAAAAGATGTAGTTAGAAAAGTGTGTTACGATTTAAAGCTAATGGGTAATGCTGCAATACAAGTAATTTACTCAAAAGATCGTAGTAAAATTGTTCAGTTAGAGCATATTCCTATTGAAACATTACGTGCTGAAAAATGTGATGAAAATGGTGAAATACCAGCATACTTTTATTTTGATGATTGGGCAAATATTAAACGTACTGATGAACCTTTAAGAATACCAGCTTATGGAATGTCTAAAGAGGGTATAGAAATTTATTATATAAAACCATATAAAAGTGGTTTTTATTATTATTCACCAGTAGATTATCAAGGTGGTTTACAATATGCAGAATTAGAAGAAGAAGTATCTAATTACCACCTTAACAATATTATGAATGGTTTAGCACCATCAATGTTAATTAACTTTAATAATGGTACACCTAACCAACAAGAACGTAAATTAATAGAAAATAAAATTGCTCAAAAGTTTAGTGGTACATCAAACGCTGGTAAGTTTATTTTAGCTTTTAATGACAACAAAGAATCACAAGCAGAAATAACACCAGTACAATTAAGTGATGCACATAACCAATACCAATTTTTAAGTGAGGAAAGTACACAAAAAATAATGGTAGCACATCGTATTGTTTCGCCTATGTTATTAGGTATAAAAGATGGTAGCGGTTTAGGTAATAATGCAGAAGAAATAAAGACTGCATCACTTTTAATGGATAACACCGTTATAAGACCATTTCAAGAACTTTTAATAGATTGCTTTGATAATATACTTGCATACAATGATATTAGCTTAAACCTATATTTTACAACGTTACAACCATTAGAATTTACAGATGTAGATAAGTCAGTACAAGATGCAGATACTATTGAGGAAGAAACAGGTGTTGAAAAAAGAAGATTTAGCCTAAAGCAAATTGATGGCAAAGAAGCATACGAAACCAAAGAAGAAGCAATAAAGGTAGCTGAAGAAATGGGTTGTGGTGGTTATCACGCACACGAGGTAGAGGGTGTTACATATTATATGCCTTGTGAAACACACCAAGAATTAAAATCACCTTGTTGGGATGGTTACGAGCAATATGGTACAAAAATAAAAGATGGTAAGGAAGTACCTAATTGTGTTAAGATGGAAAAAGAACCTTTTTTATCTGATGAAATGGGTAAATCTATTTTAAAACATTTACAAGGTGAAAAAGCTGGTGATGAATGGGAATTGGTAGATGAATTAAGTACAGATGAAAACATTAGTGATGATGATTGGGCAAATATTTGTATAAAAAAGAAAAAAAGTTTATTCACAAGGCTATATGATGAAATTACATCTAAAAACAATGGTAGTGCTGAAAGCTATTTAGATTCTAAATATTATAAGATAAGATATAAATATGTTGTAGGATCAACTAAAGCTATGCAAGATGGCAACCAGTCAAGAACGTTTTGTAAAAATATGATGCGTTTGTCTGATGATGGTATTATATACCGAAAAGAAGATATTGACCAAGCAAGTTTTAGAGGTGTAAATAATGAATTTGGGCATAAAGGGCAAAACTATTCTTTGTTCAAATTTAAAGGGGGTATTTATTGTAGGCATAAATGGGTTAGGGTTTTGTATAGAATGAAAGCAACAACTGAACCATCTGAAAATTTAGATGATTATAAAAGAACAAGAGCAATACCATCAAGTTATAATATTAAACCATCTGGTACAAGAGAATCAGAAATAGCACCAATCAATATGCCTGATAGGGGTGCATACAAATAAGAAAATATGGCTACAACTTTATTTATAAATAGAACTGATTTAATCCGTAATTCAATTATGGATGGTAATGTTGATACTGATAAGTTTATTCAGTTTATTAAGATTGCACAAGAAATAGATGTGCAGCAAATAATGGGAACTAAAATGTACGATGGTTTAACTACTGCAATACCTAATATTGATTTACCAGCTAATGCAAGATGGAAAACAGTTTTAGATGATTATATAGCACCAATGTTAATATGGTATGCACAATCTAACTATATGCCATTTGCAGCGTATCAAATAAAAAATGGTGGAGTATTTAAGCATACATCAGAAAACGCACAATCAGTTGATAAAAACGAAATAGATTTTTTAGTAGAAAAAGCACGTACAAACGCTGAATGGTATAGTAGAAGATTTATTGACTTTATGAGTTTTAACCAAACTACATATCCAGAATATACAAGTAATGTAAATGATGATTTATACCCAAGTAATGATGCAACTTTTAATGGGTGGGTATTATGATTTATAAACCGAAAAAAGCAAACATAGAAAAATTAAAAACCTTTTTAAAAAGGGTTAAAATAAAAAACAAAAAATAGTATGGCAACTTTATTTAATACTAAAATATCTGATACTTACGAGGGGTTAATAAAAACATCTAATAATGGTGTAATAGGTGCAGTAGAACAAAACTTAACAGATGGTTCAGGTAACGCATCAACTTTAAGTATAGGTACATCATCAGCAAGTTTTACTGGAACTTTAGATTTAACAAACGCAACAGTAGTTGGGTTACCATCGGGTGGTAATGTAGATAGTGTAAACGGTCAAACTGGGGTTGTTGTTCTTACAACTACAAATATAGCAGAGGGTACAAATTTATATTTTACAGATGCAAGGGTTGAAGCGAATAGTGCAGTTACTTTAAATACTGCAAAAGTTGGCATAACTACAGCACAAGCAAATGAAATATCTGCTAATACATTAAAGGTAGGAATAACTACAAGCCAAGCATCAGACATTACAGCAAACAATGCAAAAGTTACATTCCCCGAAGCACCTAACGATGGGCAACAATATGCAAGACAATCACAAGGTTGGTCAGTAGTAACTGGTGGTGGTGGTGGTG